CTATTTTACATTGCCCCACACTTCTGTGGTCTGGCCATTTTTACGAACCTTAATCGGCATCCAACGACGAATACCTGTGCTTGCAGAAATCCAACTAATCCATACGAAGCCGTTATAATCAACACGGACACGGTCATAAGTCACTGACTCTCCTTTGTAGTACATGCCTTGTGTACGACCGTTTAAGTTCGGCTCATTGCGGAAATAGATGTCTTCTGTGGCAGTAAACACACCCGTTTCCGCATATTCACGAGCACCAGCATTAACACTAGCCGTTCTAGGTTGGGCAGTCGCCACTTTAGGGGCTGGCTGTGGTGCTACTACTGCTTGGCCTTGCAATTGCAATAGATAAGCCTGTACTTTACCTTTAAAACCTTCCCAGTTGCCATTATCCAAGATGCGGTGCGGGCAATATTTGCCAGACCAATCTTGATGCTTGCGGATGCGGTCAACGCCCCAACCCAACTGATGCAAGATAATCGCTGCTAATTTAGCTCCGTTATCCTCAGCTTTTGCATATTTAGGATGTCCAGGAGTCAGACTATAACAAATCTCAATGCCGATTGATTTACGATTGCCTGTACCATTTGTGCCGTCTCCACAATGCCAGGCATTACGATTGTGCGGAATGGCTTGGATGGCCTGCTCATCATCCACTGCCCAATGATAAGATACTTCGTTCCAGTTGCCATTCATGTAACTGATTTCCGCTAAAGCAGACGCATTGTTTGCGGTATTGTGGATGGTCAACCATTGAGGGATCATAGCGTTTGGACACTTAATACCATACTTAGCAGCAGGCACAAGCATTTGAATCATTTTAAGACCTAGATTACTCATATTCTCCTCCTTTACCATCTAAATCATCCGTTTTCGGAAATTCGTGGTCAGCGATATTTTTTTGATAGAGTTCGTCGTTGAACTCGATTACTTCGTCAAATTGCATGATTAGTCCTCCTTTTCAAAATTAAATGCAATATTCCCCTCACCCAAATCTGCTTTCATTTTTTCAGGCTGGATAGTCCCAGTAGAAATTTTGTTGGCATCAAGGGTTTTAGGTTCGCTTCTAACTAATTTTTCAAGCGCTAAAATCACATTAGCAAATATACTCGTATCGCCTTTTGCTTTACCGTAGTTTTCTACCAGGCTTTTAAAAGTCAAGATTAGATAGCCGACGTAAATTGTGTAAAGAAACGCCACACCCGTCTGCTCAGGCAAAAGCACCGACATTGGAATTAAAACTGTCAGCAAGATAATGCCCATCATTTTACGGATAAGACCATTGATGCCAATTTTTGACTTGTACTCAATGCCAGGATTAATCATAGCAGCAAAGGTACCTGACAGAAAATCAACGATTTCCATGACCACAATTAAGCTAAGCAAAAAGAGGACAAGACCGTCCTCTGTTGCAATAAGTTCGCGTAGAAAATCAAACATCCCTGCAGGATGCGGTGGCATTTTAGATAACATCATAACCATGCTTTACGCCTCCGCTCCTGCTGTTGGTTCTGTCCAATCTGGATTTCCGTTTTCATCAAATTGCATGATGTAGAACTCCTCATTAAAGAGATCAGCAACGTTGATTGTCGTTGTAGTTCCGCCCCATTGATTGAATGCCCAAACAGTTTCAACTTCCACAAATTGACGACGGCCGTTGACAATACCTGGTCGACGTTGGACATCACGGTACATATAGAAGTCTTGTGTCGCTGACTTACAACGGATAAATTCTCCATGTTCTTTCATATAGGTCAGCGCTGTCGCAAGGTCAAATGGTTCTGTAATAGTTGATAAGTCGAGTAAAGTATTGTTAGTAGTTTCAGTCATGATTATTCTCCTTCTTTTTGGTCAATGATTTCTTCTGGTTTAGTAGCTTCGTCCAGTTGCTGGGTCAGGTCTGCGATTTCAGACTGCAGACCTGCGATGGTCTGCTGTGCCTCAGTTAGTTGCACAGCGAGCAAGTTCTTCGTTGTCGATTCTTCTGCTAGCTTGCTAGCCAATTCGTCGATTGTCAAGCGTAGTGCTTGGATGAGTTGTTGTTCTTGGGTCATAGTTCCTCCTATTTTATTGTATCCCAAGTCAAGATGACATCACCCCGACCAGTGATATTTTGAAGATGTTTGAAGTTATGGTTGAATTGATGCAAGACATCCATCAGACTCACATAACTAGTTGATGTCCTGAATAGCTTGACATCCCCTATACTCAAACGAGAGCTTGGTCTGTCGCTTGAATTAAAAGCATCGATGTCCAGTTTGCCAGGTAAAGTATTGATAGTCCAGCCATCTGCTGACTCAAACGTTGAACTTGCTAATCTGACGGTATCTCCAACCACATCGATTTGGTCAATGTTTGCACCGTTCCAAGCCCTAATTCCAACAAATCCGCCATCATTTGACGATTCAGAGTTCCAACGGTTGGAGCCAATCACGGTCACACCTGCGTTGCCCTTACCAGTAACCGTACCAGTTGCGAACTTGACAAACTGGGTAGGATAGCCGGTTAAAACACGCTTGAGTGCAGCTTGATCTGTATAGTACAGAATTTGGCCAGCGTTTAGATTGACTTTCATTGCTCCGTTTGTTGCGGTCAAAATTCCACCTGAAATCTTACTTGCTGACAAGGTGACAGCTTGAACTTGGGTGATAAAAGCTGACTTGGCAAAAAGCTGTCTCAAGTAGGCATCATTGGCCATCAACTTGTCAAAAAATGCCTGGTCCACCTTCAGTTTGTCGGCTGTGATAGCCTGCGAGCCGATGACGGTGGCATTAAGCTTGGCAAATGTACCGTCTGCAACAAATAGCGTACCAAATTTACCATCGATAGCCTGAATTTCATCCGCCAAGGTCTTGCCCTTCAAACGTATTTTAGCCGCTTCAAGCAAGAATAAATCAGATGATAGGTTGGCTTGCGACAAGATGTCACCAGAACTATTCAGATTCTTAACAGCATAAGACCCTGCTAATTGACTGACTTGTATCTTGAGTCCGTTAGTACCAGACACCTCTGTGACTAGTCCTTTAGCCGTCTCAATCGCTTGATAAATGTCACCACCGCTTGAAATAGACCGCTCAAATTTGTTTGCAGATTGGATTGCTTGCGATATGCTATCACCGTTGCCAATAAGCCGCTTATGAGCGTCTACGGTGTCTTTAACAGCATTAAACAATACTGTTGTTGGGAATGGCGCAATGTAAGGAGTCGCAACAATCCCTTCCTCAAGCTTAATATTTCGAATTCTAAATTTTTTACCAGTTTCTGAGGAATTACACACAAAATTGATGTAACTATAGATATTAGCAGGTCTATTTAATACGACTGTATAACGCTTCGGTGTTTTGTTGATACGTGTAGACTGGTCTGGACTGCCAAAGTCCGTCTCAAGATAGGCAGTATTTGCGACTGTATCCACTAGGTAAGCCTCATAGCTCAACACATATTGTTTTTCTGACGGCTTTATATTATCCGAATAAAGCCAATGGAAGCCAGACCACCTATTTTTAATCGTAACCTCAATCCAACCATCATCAGATTGTACAAAGCTAGTACCTCCAGTTGCTCTTAAATCACTAAAAACAACATCAAAAAGATTTTGATTGACTTCCGTCGGTATCAGACCTCTTGTTTCTGTAATCTGACGCTCAAAGCTACCAGCTGTCTCTTGCACAAGATTCTGTACGGTCGTGGATAGCGCATAAGGTTGCAATGCACTACTAGTGATATACCCACGACCTGTGATGTTATTATCAACATCACTCTTAGTCTGATACCCTTTATCTGTGATTGCTTTATCGACTTGTGTACTTGTCAGACGTTTGCTTATTTCGTTAGCATTTTGGGTGATTTTTGCACTTGCAGTATTGATTTTCCCATCAAGCGTCTGTGTACTTGAGGTCAATTCTTCCAACTTCCCATCAACTGTATTTTGATAGGTTGCTAGATTTTGCTTGGCAGTGTCAGCGGTCGTCTTAATCTCATTGAGTTTCAACGTTGTTCCGCGGACATTTTCGTCATAGGTAGACTTAGCCACATAGTTAGTAGCAATCGCGGTACGCTCGGCAGTTAACTGTCTCGCTGTCTCCTCCCGACTAGCAGTTAAATACTGCTCAACTCTAGCCCCTTCCGCGTTCTTGTAGGTTTCTAGGCTCTCTAATCGAGTATTGATTGCAGTCGCTGTCTGCTGAGCGTAGGTCTTAGCATCTACTGCCTTACCATCTACTGTTTGGATTTGACGGGATAACTCTGCGCTTGCTTCATCTGCTGTACGCTTATAACTTGCGATTTCGGAGCGGAGGTCTTCTGGAGAAGCCTGCCAACCTAAATCAATATTTCCACGTCTGAGCGACACTTTTTCAAATTCCACTTCCCCAGTGAAATCCCTTGCATAGATATAGAAATCAAGAGACTTTATCTGATTTCGAGGTACGTTTATCCTAAAGGTAGTCGCAAACTGCACAATTCCCCTATTGTTGACCGCATCTAAGCGACTAGTTGTCAAATATGTTCCGCCAAACCACGAATTTGTGCTGTCGTTCTTTCTGCCATCTATATAAAGTGCAAGATATGGATTTCTAGAACCAGCCACATAATTAGTGACCTTAACTGAGATTGATGCTATGTATACTTGGCTAACATCGTCATTAGCTGTCTGAGACTTGATGCTTTGGTAAATATACTTAGTTTTATTAAATTCTCCTGTAATTCTCGCTTTACCATCAACTATAGTCACTCCAGTTCCTTGCCATTGGTTCAAGTTTTCGTTGAATGAGCTATTAAGTAGCAGATTGTCCTCTATCCGCAAATTCTCAAACCGCTCCGTCACACCATCAATCCCGCTCTGCAGGTCAGCAGTCTTACGATTGATACTCTCAATCTGTCCTGTCTGAGCATTGACGGTCTGTGTCAGAGCCTCGTATTTGGTCCTGGTTTGACTTAGAGTGTCTTCTACGGTCTTGGTCCGACTTGACACACTAGCAATGTCTCCAGTTGCCTTAGAAACGGTTTTAGACAGCTCTGCAACAGTCAACCTCGTGCCATCGGCTAAAGTCTCTACAGTCGTCACACGGCTAGTCAAATCCGTATGTGCTCGTGCTTGCTCCAAAATCTTGCTAGCTTGCAAGTTAAGGTCATTTCGCAATGCTGCGGTACTTGCTTGACTATCTCTGGCCTTTTGGTCCGCATTAGCAATTGCCGTCTGTAGCTCAGACTTGGCAGTGTTTAAGGCTTGACTGACCGTCGCAACCTGCGCCCTTGCATCTGCGATAGCTTCAGTCTTGACTTGATTAGCCCTTGCGATAGCGCTTGCTGCATCCGACTTGGCTTGGTTGGCAAGCGATTCGACAGACTGGGTTTTGGACAAGATGTCTGCGACCTGTCTGTCGTGTTCCTGTGATTGTGCTTGCATGGAGGTGTTGACTTGGGCGATTTCAGTATCAATACTTCTCTTGATATTGTCTGCATAACGTTCAGCCTCAGCTTGGGCTTGTTCGATGCCATCGTTGATTTCAGATTTGACTTTATTAATTTTTTCATCAAATTCCTTATCCTTATATTCCAGTTGCTGTTGGACCTCTGCTTCGATCTCAGTAGACATTTGCTCGATGCGCTTGCCTAAAAATCCCTTATAAGCATACTGAGTATCATTCCCAGCCTTACTGTCTGCGCTAATCTTAGACTTAAGACCGCCCTTGAAACTGAAAGATTGACTCAGGACAGGGACTTTGTAGGTCTCGTTTTTGTTTGTCTTGAGCGTTACCCATTGACCGACATCTAATTTTAGGTGTCCTTGCCAATCAAGCGAGTATGGGTAATATCTTATGTTTTTTAAATCATAATACAAATCATCTAAGATGTTCTGTATCATAAAGTTGTTTTCGAGTTCTAAAGAGCGACCGGTTCGCAAGCCGACCGTTAACGTCTCTTTGTCTTTCTTGCAAGTGATACCTGCAATCTGGTACATAAGTTCACTTTTAGTTAGACCATGCAAAAAGTAATTATCAGCAGTAATTGTGATATTTGATTCAATCAACCCACGAATTTCCAATTTGCCTTTTCTATTGAAAAAAGCAGAAAAGCCAAGCAACTGAATCGCTTGACTTAACACTTCTCTAAAAGTAATGTCCTTTTTATCCGCTTTTGATTGGATATGATGCTGAATCGCTCGGAAACCTAAATCATCTGTTTCTAACTCTACTCCCGTCTTTACACAAATTTCGCGAATAACATCTCTAATCTGTGCCGGGTAAGTCAAGTCAGAAATATAAGGTTGATTGAGCTTGAACATCCCATCTATTAGGTCTAATTCTGTGGTATTCCTGTTGCGGTCGATGTTAATATCGTTGACAAAATACTCACCCATTGCAACCCACTCGAAGGAATCGCCAACTTTTAGTCCTATCTCTGGATAAACTTTATCCAATTTGTTAAAGCTAGTAATGATAGATGTAAAGGTCAATTTAGCCGAACCAGCAACTGTTCCACCAGGTTTAAACGTGTCGCCACTGATATAGCCATAATTGAAACTCGCTTCTTTGATGTCGCTAGATGTATAGGCGCCTGCACGAATAGCGAACACCCTATCTTTAGCTAACATGGCTTGATTAAATGTTACCGTACCAACCACCTTACCTCTCTATTAAACTAAATTTCAAACCGCTCCAGGGTTTGAATTTTTCAGTAAATGAATACGCAGGCGCTGTCCTATCGCCAACATAAAACGTTTTGGACGTCTGCCCAAGGATAGGGTCTGGGTAAGACACTTCAAGAAATACAGGCTGAACAGCTGATTGTATCAACGCCATCTCAGCCTGTGTTAACATCCCCCACTCGCATTCTAATTTGCGCTTGGTTGTAATTCTGTCCCTGACCATGTCTCCGTTAGCGTTTCGGCCGGTTTCTCCGTCCACATCATTGACTGAAACTTGAAAAGATTTAGGAGGTACAACTGTAACTCCATTGATAATCAATTGACTCATGTTTTCCTCCTAAATGTTAAGCAAGAGCTGTCCCGCTTCTGCTTGAGCTCTATTAATCTCGTCAATAGTAAAGCGGCCAAACTCTCTACTTCCAATCACAATAACGATATCTCCGCTTGGCAAACCAGATGATTGTTGCAGGCCTCCGCCCAAGGCATTAACCACAGCACCACCAACCACACGGCCCATGGTTTGTAAGAAACCTGTATTTTCCAATGGCATAACCACTTCTTTACCAGCTTCACCAATCATGGCGACAGTTGGGCTATCCACGATACCACCACGAGCAAGACGTGGAAGATTAACATAACCAATGCTGCCGAGGCTAACGCCTGGAATATTATTGATTAAACCAATAACGCCGTTAATCATACTGATAAAGCCATTTACAGCGTTCTCAATAGTGGCAAACACGCCGTTCATTGCATAACGAAAAGCACCAGAAACAGCAGTTGCTACAGCGCCGCCGATGTTGCTAAACCAACTGACGATGTTATCATAAATGCCACGGAAAAATCCTGCAACGTTGCTGAAAGCATTTGTAATACCATTCCATGCCTCAGAAAACTTCTGCCCAAACCATCTACCTACGTTGGAAAATATATTCTCAACATCTTTCCAGCGGTCTTCGAACCATTTACCTAAACCTTGGAAGATGCGGACAATAGCATCCCATCCAGCCTGTAATATTGCAACAATGGTATTCCAGACACCTTTTAAGAATGATAGAATGACGTTCCAAACGAACATGAAAATAGACGACAGTAAATCCCACATTCCTTTTGCTACTTGAACAATGCCGTCCCAAGCCTTTTCCCAGTCGCCTGTAAATACACCGACCAGAAACTCGATGATACCGCCTAGGATTTTTAAAACAGCTCCTAAAACATCGAAAACAACATTCCACGCTTGTACAAACCATTCTGCAAGTGTTTGGAATATTGGAACAAGTACTGGTAGTATGTTCGCTGCAATCCAATCAAAGAGTGGTTGAAGGATTACTTCCCATACAATTTTTAATAAATCCACTACTTGACCGAATGCGTATAAGAAATTATCAACAAAAGGCTGAATATGGTTATCGAACATATCGGAGAACGATTGTCCGATGCTATCTAATACTGGTTGGACGTCATTGTTCCAACTGTCTATCAGAGTGCCAAAGATAGAACTGAAGCCCTCAGTGAACGAATCAAAGAACGGTTTTACATGCTCATCGTAAGTTGTGCTCAACCCCTCAAATGTATTTTTGAATAAGTTTTTGATAGATTCGAAAGTAGGTTCAAGGGCAGAAAGCAATCCATTTAAAGCAGTAGTTATTTTATCTTGGTTATCAACTAGCGCTTGTTCTATACCGCTTAGTATATCGCGACCTAATTTTAAACCAACTTCAACAATCCCCATTGTCCCATAGGTTATCGCTGAAAGAATATCTGCACCGATGTTTGTTGCAGCTGCACTTGTAAATACGTCATAAAACGTTTGACCGAGCATTTGAGCGATATTTCCAATGCTTGCGACTGCATCGCCTGCTATATCGAACTGACGTATCAGCCAACCTTTTATATCCAATTTGGTGCCGTTTAGTGATTTATTTAAACTTTCGGCAATAAAGACTGCAATCCCCATGATGATGTTGGCTAGAGCACCAGTGGCTTGACCTAAAGCAAAAGCTAGCTTCTCTCCAAATCTTGCAGCTGCTTGCAATACAGTTCCATCAGCGAAAATATCTTTTAGAGATTGCCAGATACCTGCTAATGCAGTTCTAAAGCGGTCAAGACTATCAGCTCTGAACGACATGTTAAAACCGTCTTTAAAGAGATTGGATAATTTAGACAAATAATCAAAAAGAGGTTTTAAGACTTTGTCCCACCCATCGAAAATACTTTTGAATTGGGTGTCCATGTCTTCAAGAGCGATTTCTGGCAAGATGTCAGCGGGACCTCCCCCGCCTTTACTACCCTTGCCTCCGCCTCCAGAACCACCGCCTGAACCCGCTCCACCTGCTCCGTCATCTTTATTTAGATTGAGGGTCGTGATTTCATCAAAACCAGCTAATCCCATCAGCTCTTTTGCTGCTTTCTTGGCTGATTTAGCAGTGTCATCTAGATTACCTGCGGTGCCTCCAGAAGCATCATCGACACCACCCATTGCATCACCCAAATCACCAACTGCGTCGTTGGCTTTTTGCGCTCCTTGGGCGACATTGCCCAAAGCACTGCCGTTTTTCACCTTAGCCTTTTTGTTGAACATCAAACCAATAAACTCAGCGAGCTTGGCAGTGATGTTTTTTAGAACCATGGCAAAGGAATTAAGTACAGGCATCATGGCGTTGATAATCGGCAACATGGCATTACCGATATTTAGTGCTGCATCGCTTAACAGCGACTTGAACATGCTAATACGACCGTTTACAGACTGTTGTAAGGTATTTCCGTACTTGGCTGTTGCTTGCTCCAAAATTGCCATCAAGCGGATTTGTTGCTGGGTGTTGTAGTCTAATTGTTGCCAAGATTGCCCATTCGCAAAACGTTTGAATGCGTTGGTTGATTCAATCATAGCAACATTGACATTTATTCCGAGGTCTTCGATAGCTTCGGTATTCCCCAACAAGCCCGAACGAATACGCTCCATAACATCGGTCATGGTCCGTCCGCTACCTTGCGCAATCACAGCGGATGTCTGTAACATCTTACCTGTATAAGCGCTCAATTTGTTAGAATCCTTGATAAAGTTGGAAAACAGGTTGGAATAGACCGCTCCATACTTAGTAGCCTCACCGACGCTCATATTCATAGCGTTGGCATTGTTATCAATCCATTTTAAAAATGCTTGGGAACTTTCGCCCATCTGTCGTTTGATTTGATTGACCGAAGCGCTGACTTCAAGAGCCATCTGGGTAGAATACATACCAAGGTCTAACATTTTCTTGCCTAGATAAGCTAACGCGGTAATCTTAGCAAGTTTGCCCAAAGCAGTCGCCATGCCACCAGCTTGTTGACCTACACGCTCTCTAAGGCCTTTTGTCTTGTTTTCAATTTTGTTTTGAGTCTGCTTCATCTGAGATTCCAATTGCTTCATCTTTTTTTGAAATGGAGCAATTTCGCCTTCAACAATAACTCTCAACTCTTCTAACGTAACAGCCATAGTTCCCTCCTTTCCTTCTTATTCGGAAGTTGTGAACCTTCCTCTCATTCTTTCTGCGTAAGCCCTCATCTGCTCCTGATGGATTTTCAAATCTCGCTCAATGCGAGCTTGTTCAATCTGCGCCCTATCCTCTTCGAACAAAGTAGGATAGAACTCCCAAATGTCTGGAGCCTCACCTTTTTCCTGAAACATCAGAGAAACAAAGCGAGCTATCATCTGTGATTGAATAAAGTGATGAGAAGCTATTTCCTTCTGCTTTTGGAATTGTTGCCTGTTGTAACTTTCAACTAGCTCTTTTAATTCCAAAAGAGTGTATTCCCAAAAAGAAAACGGGTCTATCCCTGCATCTAATGCTGTTGGATAAAACCCGCTAATCAATTCTGCGACCGAACAAGGACCAGAACCTACTCGACTGCTGTCAACGTCGGTTCTTCCTTCTCCTTGTTCCGAGGAATAAAACCCGATACTTCGAACAATGGTACGATGATATCAGTCATCAATTCAGTTTGTCCATAACCTTCATCGATGTAAGCATCGAACAAGTCATAGACATCATCCAATTTAATACCATGATGGAACTTCTGCAAAGCACCTTGAACAACCAACAACATGACCTTCAAAGGTGGTAGATTGAACTGTTCGCCTGGTTTGGGCATGAAAATCTTGAGCAAATTAACGCCCAATTTTTCCTCAACCTCACAGGCTTGGCGAGTGCTGAGACGCAATTTATAGTCTGTTCCCTTGACGTTCCAAATGATATATGGTTTACGTGTTGACATCTATTCCTCCTTAAAGTACGGTTGGGTCCGTGAATTCCAAATCTGACTGTAAAGCCAGTTTTAATGTAAATTCGATAGCAGAGTTAACACCGCCACCGCCCAGCTTGACAGCAATCTGAGCTGAGAAGCGGACAGTAGTACCATCTGGATACTCTTGCTCAAAGTGACGGATAGCTTTTGAATCAGACAACTTACGCAAAGTACGATAACTAGAAGTTGTTTTGGAATTCTCGTACTTGAATTTATATTCCAATTCGCCAGCGTCACCAATACCAAATTCATACTGCTTAATGGTATCCGCAAGGGTCGTGTTTTCTACTTTCTCAGGGTCAATACCGAGTTCTGGAACTTCTTTCAAGCCCTCGATAACTGCATAGCCAGACCCCTTGGTCTCACTCATTTTTAACTTAATTCCGTTTGCTAACATGTTTTATCCTTCCATTCTGTATTGGTAAACGATTCGGGAGTTTAGGTCTAAAATCCCTTCAAATCGCATAACTTTGTGTCGTAAGTGCGTTGGGTCGGGTGTATCCACGCTGGATGTACGTTTTAGCCCGAGAGATGCAAAAATCGCATCAATCGCTACGGCTAATTCCGAGGTACTATCATTGTGGAAAATATCGACCTTATACCGCAAATAGGACATCTGTTCTGTATCATCTGTAATCTCGTAAGGCTTGTTTTCCTCTTCCAAGTAGATGATAACTGGGAAATTCTCCCAATCTTGCGGATAAGTATCTGTCACATTGTCCGCAACCTCTTTCAACTTCTTGTAAATGATGGGCTTAATATTTATCATTTGCTGACCTCTTCAATTAACTTACGTTTGACAAATCTATTGATGTTCTTCGTGACTCGCTCTTCATTATCCTTAAGGGCTGGATAAAGATAAGGCTGGGCGACTTGACCAAACATCTTGTAAAACTCACCGAGCTTTTGAAACCGATAAGGACCAACATCAATCTGAGATTCATGGACGTACCAAGGCGTACTACGATAGGACACACTGACATTTGGAGAAATACCTGCGTGGTTTGCAGCACCTTTTGGACCTGTACCAAATTCGACAAATCCACCATGGTCTGATGTACTAACCACTTCAGCTCTCGGATTCCCAGACTTAGACATGCGAACTTTAATACCTGCTCGCAAATCACCGTTGTTTGCAGGAGCACGCAATTTAGCATCTGCTTGGACAACATTCTTGGCAGCGTTGTGTACAGCTTTTGCCATGATTTCGGTCTGTCGTTGACTAGACAATCGTTTGAGCTTTGAGATTAACCTATCAGCACCTATCAATCGCGACATTGTTCCAGCTCCAAGACTTGATGATTTGTATATCGCTTTATGGATATGACTTTATGGGTTACTCTATCGCTATTGATACAAAAACCATCGCCTTCATCAATAAGAGTCTCACGGTCTACCAAGCAATTCAAAATATATGCCAATCTCTGACCGTATATCTCAGCTTGTAAACGACCACTAGCAGGCCATATCTCAGCCCGTATCTCAGTAGCAACATCGCTGTAAGTAGCCTTCTTGATACCCTCATCACTCGTCACAACAACAGTTTTACGGATCAGATACAGCTTCAGTCGGTTTCGCTTCAAACGCACGACCTGCCACCCTTGCGAGTCTATGACTTCGGATACCATTCAAAATAGTATCTGACAGCCCGTCTTTATAAGACACAGACACGCCCCCTTCACTTCGTGATGTTTCGCCCTCGCTACCTTGGCGATTGAACAGCTCAAGTGCTACTTCCAATTGCATCCCTTCAAGCGCTGGCGTAAGCTGACTTCGATTTGTCTCAGTCAAAATGATATTTTTAGCCCTCAAAAGCAAAGACGAGAGGATTTTATCATCACTCTCGCCTGTCAAAGTTTTTAATTCTTCTAGCATATCCGCCCCCTATTTTGCAGGAGCTTCTGCTCCTTTGGTCTTGATTTCTTCAATGTAATCAGCCAAATTCACATCTTGCGATTTAGCGTTTTTCTTCATCTGCTCATGACGTTCCTTGGTTAGTTCGATGACATCATCAACACGATGAACAAAACCAAGCTCATCATCTGTAAACTCTTTTAATACCTTAACGCGCATTTAGGACCTCCTATACAATCTCTTTCCAGTTGGCTGAATCGCTACCAGGAGCTGTTGAGGATGAAGTTACTTTCTTAGTGGCTTCAAACAGCTTGCCTTCGTTTTGTACACGGGCACCAGCTTCATAAGTTGAACCAGATACCCACTGATCTGCACGGATGTTTAATTTGCCTTGTGCACTAACTTTTGCTTCTGGCTTAGAGGTCGCAATAGAAATGATGTACTTCTGGTCAAAATCAAAGACAAATGCTCCAGTATACAGCAATTGTTCCACCAATTCACCAAAACGACCTGGGATGTTGTTGTTATACTTCGTTTCATCTACTTGGATAGGCGAAACGACTACCCCGCCGATTGTCGCAACAGCTTGTACACCTTTAAGGTACTTAGATGGTACTTTGTAAACCGTGAATGTATCCAACTGACCGACATAACCTTTGTAAAGTACAGTTTGGTTAGTATCACCTTGTGGAAGGTTGACAATTTCTGACTTAATCGCTTTATAAAACGCTGGTGTCACAAACAACAAGCGGTTTTCCACTACGTCTAATTCATCCAACTTCTCAGAAACATCCAAGACAGCTTGGTAAGGATTATTAGCACCTTTAGTACTAGCTGGTACGACATTATCGCTGACATTACCAAGAAGAGCATCAAAGCGAAGATGGTCTAAGTACGGCGCCACAACTTCAGCAGCTTGACGAGCGACAACATAATTGACATTAACTTCGCCGTTTGAATCGCGCTCATCTAGACGATCCACAAAACGCCCCCAGTATTTTTCTTGATCCAGGGTGTAAGTGCGCTCTTCGGTTTGCGCATGATCAAATTCATTGTCTGCATTTCGTTTGTAATCTTTGAGTTCTGTTGTGTCAGATTTTGTAACAGTAAATGAACGCCCGTTCATTTCCACTGCGTCTTTCGACAGCAAGAGGGGCGCAGAGTAAGATTTTTTAGCAACAACTTTCTCAATAATTCCTAAGAATTTTTCACGGGATGTTGCGGTGTTAATATTTTCAAATGGCATATTTTATTTTTCCTTTCTTATTTCAAAAAATCACGTTCCCACTTTTCAACGGTTGGTTGTTCTTGTGGTGCTTTCTTCATCGGTGCACTTCCTTTGGTCTTGTCAGCAACACCTTTTAAGACTGCTGCTTCCCAAGTCTTTTGGATGGCATCGATGGAATCACGTACACTGTCAGCGTCTGTGAGATTAACCACATCTACTAGCTCAATTGGTAAGCCACGTTCGCTTAAAATCGTCTTAGCTTCAGCGGTTAGCTCTCGGCGTGTGATTTCTGCTTCACGGTCAGCAAGGTCCTGTTCACGCTTATCAAGCTGATACTTCTGCTTGTCTTCGGCGTTCATCTTGGCTAATTTCTTAGCTTCTGATTCAGCTTTTTCCTGTTCTGCCTTCCATTTAGCGAATTTCTTGTCGATGATAGCATCAACATCGGCATCAGTGTACTTCTTTTCGTCTTTTGGGTCTGTTGTGACTTGTTCAGGTTCAGCTGCTACCTGTTTGTCATCTTCGACCGCTTCGGCTGTTCTTGTTTCTTCGTTCATTGCGAACCTCCTATTTTTTTACAGACTATCCCTAGTCTTTATTCCATAGCTTTTACCGTCTTCAATGCTTGGACCAAAAAGAAAACCGCATCAACTCGACACGGTTAGGCTATGTAATTATTGCAGTCTTTCCTGCTGTCAAGATGTCGGACCACCTCCTATTGAAAAAGTTCTGCTGATGCAGACCAACCTGCAATATTGTCAAAATAGAACACCCCGCCTTTTTCTTGGTTTGTACTCTTGCCAAAGTAATCAAATGCAATGCGCTCATCGGTCAAATCAATTTCATTAACACCCTGAAACAATAATGTTTCACCATTTTTCAAAAAGATAATAACTTGTTTTTCCATTTTTCTCCTACTTTCTACTGAACCAAGACTTCTTGGACAACTTGTCAGCTACTTTCTTCTCAAGATAATCAAATCTTGAATTAGTAGCCTGTGCATTACGTTCGACAGTTGAACGTAGCTCAGAAATTTCATTTGCCTGTTTGGCGTTTTCATCAAGTAGACTTTTAATGATGTTCAATGCAATATCAACAGCTTCTTTAGTTCCCTGAACTTGTTCAATCAGTTCACGTTTTTTCTTAATACGCTTGTTCATAGCGACCTCCTTTCTATTTTTTTGTATCTTTATATAATTTATAGAGTTTGTATAACACAAACGGAAATCCAATGATAAACACAACACTCTCTATAATCAACCTAAAACGAAAATATAAGTCCATACCATTCTCCTGTTTTTGAACACGAAAAAAGCACTCGATTACTTGAGTGCTTATTTAAATAATTGGTCTGCCTTCTGCAAATGCTATTTTTGCTTCAGCTAACGTCATTCTATTCGGACCGCCGTCAATGTTAACAGGTCCAGTATTTTGCCATTTACAGGTGTCACAAATATCATAGTCCATAACATCATGACCGCAAACAGGGCAATGTAGCCATACATAACCATCAACTACCCAAGTCTTTTGCAACTTCTCTGTCATAGTAAGCTCTCCCTTCATCTGGTTTCATCATTGTCGTGATTGTTGCTTTTCCATTATTTCCTAGAACGTAGATATTATTTTTTACATCATACCTAACACGACGAGAATCTGTGTCATACCCAAGAATATTATCTTGTATAGGATTTGATAAAAGCTCTTGTCCTAATTTCAGATAATCTGATTTGGAAATGTTCCCAAATTCATGACCGTGTTTCTCAAGATGAATTTTAATAGCTATAACTTCCGAATTATAGGTGCTTAAATTATTTCAATGGATTTTATCTCAGATTCGGAGAATCCGTAGAATTTCTTATCAAGTTCATTCTTGATAGTCAACTCATCTTCTTCTGTTTCGTAATCCTCCGCATCGCAAAAATAAGCTCTACCTTGGTAAACATTCCCTGTTTTGGTAAGTAACTTCACTTTCTTGTTGTTATATTGCAATAACCTCATAACTTACTCCTCGTGATAGATATCTTTGCCACGTTTTAGTTGCTGATAGAGATAAGATAGAATCTGATAAATAATTACATGATAGTCATCTCTTGCTATTAGAGCACCTCGATTGATTTAATTTCATTTTCAAAGATTAGAACTCCTCCGATTGGTTGACGTATTGATAAGGCATCAAACTCTTCATCGAAAGCGTCAGCTTCACAATAAGAGGCTGGCCCCTCAAACACCTTTCCGCTATTGATCGCGACTCGAATGTTTTTATTATTGTATTTTAATAAATTCATCGTTCTCTCCTTTCATAATAGGTCGGAATGATGTGAACTCCTGTTTTACTATACTTAATAGTCAGAGCGTTAACTATCTTACCAGTAAATACGTCAACACCGACATTCACGCCATTTGGCAAATCAATTTTCTCATTTCCTGTTCTTGAGCCGTTGCTATCTTTATCCAAGTAACCTGTCATTTTATATTTATCATACAAAGCATTTACATCCACATCATCGTAAAAATAACTCTTGTTTTTTCCAACGGTTGATTGAATGTGTCTTGCCTGTTTTTCAGGATTTATTTTATCTAGCCAAGTTCCATCGTTAAACTTAGATTGAATATAAGACCAGTCCTTCAACCGCTCATATCCCTCTTTATCATTATACTTCAAATCAATATAGTCTTCAAGCGATTTAGGCGCCTTATCTCCAAGAATTGACTTGTACTTTTCATACTGGTTATTGGCACGTTCAATCTTCCAAATGTCCAAGTTATCCGCCTTGTATTTTGGTTTAACATACTTCTCATACCAGTCTTTATAGGTCATGCTAGCAGGGACTTGAATAGTCTTGCCTGTCACTGGGTCTCTGGCGCTTCTGGTCGCTTTAGCTAACCATTCTTCATCATCTAGCGCTATAGTGACCGTTCTACACCAAGGATGTAAAGGCGGGTAGTTCTTCCCTTTCACTCTTTCGCTGACCAAGTAGACTGCTCCATCATGCTCCCTGCAGACGCTAGATGTCCTCAAGTCCAATACAGCCACAAGTCTATAACGCTCAACTTCCGCTTCTTCATACGCCAGAGCTTCCATCTCAGCATGGAAATGACTAGCCTCTGTCCGCACCAGCCTGCGTGAGTTGTAACTACCTTTGCCGAATTGGGCATTTATGACTTCTGCGGTCTCGTGAGCTGACCGACCTGTTAACAGACTGACTGCTAATTGCTTTTGTAATTCATTTGCTAAAGCTTGAGTATTCCCCCAAATCCTTTCAGAGTAATTCGCCCCCAGCCATGGCGTTTGCTGGATAGCTCTGATTTCCTCTGGGTCAATCCTGTTAAATGCGAACGCCACACCAGACTGCTGCTGCAAATCAAAAATCGAATGGTAGTAAGCATCTGGAATGAATTCATCATAGAAGGCCCTAGAAGCCTCATTTTCGACTTTATACAGTCGGGTGGGTAAATTATCCACCTCCCTCTGTAAAGCCTCGTATTTCTCAATTCTGGAAGCGTAGGGAGCCGAATCTAACAAGATAAGCAACTGCCGTATCTCTTCACTGTCCGTTGTATTCTGTAAAGCTAATTTTAACTCCCGAATATCGGATAAATCCTTGACATTTGCCAATACCCTAGCAGCTTCATCTTCCGTCAGTCCGTGGTCTCTGCGATAACTCTCAAAAATCTGGTCTATCTTAGAAGTGATATGCCTACTTGCTAGCTTGTGGATTTCGTCGAGTTGCTTTGCGGTTTGCTCTGCCTGGTCCATCGCCTGAACCATCCTCTGAGCTTTCCGCTTCTCCCAATACTTCTGATTGTCCATCTGTCACACTCTCTTCATAAGGCAAATTCTGGCTAAATATAGGCTCTTCCTGCGCAGTCTCTTTTTCTTTCTCGAGTGCTTTAATTTCTGCATCTGGGTCTTCCACAAACGGCAAGAGAGAAATAAGCTGGCGCAGACTAACCTTGTCTTTGAGGTTGCTGATGATTTGGGAAAGCTCCAACAAATTCTTAGGCAAACCACGGCTAAACTGCGGAATAATCGCCTTAGCATTTTCGTAAATCTGTGACCAGTTGTAATAACTCGCAAAAATCTGTATGCGCTTGTGCAGGGATTTGATATAATACCGCTCTTTGGTCTTGGTAATCATTTCAAGCCCCAAAAGCTTAAATTCCATAGCTCAATTTTGTTATCGTAGTGGCTCTTTATCCTCTACTTCTTATGGTTTCCCATAAGTTCAGACTATCTCTTCACCCCAATGGGGCGCTGGATTTCGTGGGCGTTTCTGCATATAAAAAAGACGGGGGACACCGTCTTTTAAACTTAGCTTACTCCACCTAGTCGTTAAACCTTACTGACATTTCTGCCAGCAGTGGTAATTGATTAGCTTCGATAATACGTTAGGTATTATCGTTTTGCGCCTTCCAATTTTAACCCAGTTTATTACCTTGAAATTACTTTCAAGGAGGGCAACTATTTCACCCCCGATGTATTCCCTGCGAAATTCTCATCTGAGAGATTTGGGACATGACTAAACGTATAAATATCCTCTTTGAGTGCTTTTCGGAGAACTTCGACCGTTGCTTCATCCAAGACATTCTTCAAGAACTCAGCACTTGCGTCCTTCGGCAATTCCAACAAGCCTTCTTCTCGCAGTATCTCCATTGCTTCTTTCGCTTCCTCTGGTGTGTCTGCCAGCGCAGCGCCATACAAGACCAAAATAGACTCGATAGCTTGTTCCTTGTCGTTCACACGGTTACCCATCAGCGAGTTATACGCATCTATCAAGCTAATCTGTTGCTCATAATCACCGACCATGTAGCGATTGTTTCGATACTCAATAATCGGCAGCCCCTCAAGATTATGTGGAACACCTTCTTCCGACTCCTTCTTCTGCTCCCGCAAAGACATGCTGTATTGCAGATTCTCAGTCACTACCTGGGCCCGATAATAACTTTCTTCCGTCACGTCGTCCTTCGTTTGATAATAATAGACTGCAAACAAGGGCTTCTGCTCAATCGAATCATCGTAAACAATAAAAGTGTTCTCTGGTTCTAGACTGCGAGTTACCAGCTCATTTTCACCTTCTTTGACATAGATGTACTCATAAGCCCTGCCGTAGATTGCCATGTTCAAAGCGTTGTCTGAGTCTGTCGAATCAACATCTGCACTATCAAATGCTTCTAACAGGTCTTCAATGTCCATATCGTCGGTCTTAGGGTAGCGGATAGCATTGCCCATAAAGTAACCTGTGGCAGTATCCGCAATGTCCTTGGCGTGATTGGCAACCGTCTTAAAATTTGGCAGATTGCTTCTGCGTGTGTGTTTCTCGATAGCATGTTTCCCAAGATAGTAATCTTTTAACTTTTTGAGCTTACTACTGGTCTGGTCATGCTTTAATATCAATTTGTAAATGATATCTTTATCCAAATTCTGCTCATCGTACAATGAGCGGCTATAGACTAATGTTTCTTCCATTTTGCTCCTCTCTACAAGCCGAATAGCGACTTACGTTTGACTTTGGCTTTTGGTTTAGCCATGTGCGAATAAATAGCATAACGAAGTGCATCCAGTACATCATCATTCTTCTTCTCTGGCTCGCCCGTTTTCTCATTCCAGACATACTGATAGACTTCATCTTTGAATTTTTCAACCTTTTCCGAACAAACAAAAAAGCGACCTTGCTTCATCAACTTAGCCACTTGTTCAATACCACTCAGAACAGATTTATCTGCATTCACACATTTTAGATGTTCCCGTTCAAATCGGGCGACATGTTCAGGACGGGCGGAGTCGGCGTAGAAATAGATATTCCCGTACCGTAATTTGATGTCTTTGGCAATCTCCACCCAGTAATCAATTTCTTGATACTGCGCCGAGTGTTCTTCTAAGAGATAGACTCTACCATCTGCCGTTTGTCCACAGACAACGATGGCCCCGTGGTGTTCATATCCCCAGTCAACACCAGCGTAGTAAGTAGTAATCTCGGCTGTCGAAATGTCCTTGCTAGATATGAGCATGTCTTCCTTGAAATCACGATAGACAGCTCCTTCCCCGCTGACCCAACGGCCGTAGATACCACGTTCTGTAAACATACCGCTAGGCGTTGTTGCGATAAGGTTCTCAATGTAGCGCTGGTTCAAAAAGGTATTATCAAATATCGTAAAGTGGTTGGCGATAATGCTCTTGTCATCTGCTTTGTCAATGTAGTCTTTCTTTAGCCAGTGGTTCGGATGGTCTGGGTTAGTGTCGCAAATGATACGAGCGCCAAAACCTGAACAACGCTTGCGGATTTCATCAAAGACTTCCTTGTTGGCCAGTGTCGCTTCGTTGATATAAGCTCCGTACGCCGTCATACCACGGATGGCACGCAAACCAGCGACAGAACCTGTGAAGGTCGTAACCACATACACACCAAAGAGCGTGAAGTTCCCATGCTTATCAAACTTGAAATCTATACCATACTTTTCTGATAGTTCTTGCAAGATGTTAGTCCGCAATGTACCTGCACTAGTTGCGCCAAGGATGTACATAGGCTTTTTGACACCATCCTTTAGAGCATTCCTTTTAGCTCTACGCAACTCCATGAGGAACAGGTCGTTATCAAGTTGAGTTTTACCTGCACGGACAGCCCCATGGTTTATCATCATGTACCAATCTTCTCGCAAGGCCCGTTTTAAGATGCTGAGTTGCTTATCGTGGTATAGTCTATCAATTCCCATTTATTTCCTCTTCTAGTTTATCGAACAGTCTATCAAGTGCAGTTTCGTGTGTTTCGTTAGTTTCCAACGATAATTCGCGCTTTTTGTTTTCTAGTTGCAAAGCTTTTATACGCTCTCGTTGTTCTTGTTTATCCAATCGGTCTTTTGTATCTATAGCAACTAATTTATTAATCTGTTCAAAAGCTCTAACATCGCCTTTCATAGCCTTCTGCATCATGACCATGGCAACAGCCATTTCATTTGTTGCTTCAAAACCTAAATCTTCTAATTGTTTTTTGGCAACTGAACTTGTTACATCCGCCTGTAAAATAGTCTCAAAAGCTTTTTTTAGATTTGATTTTTTTCTTCTAGCTTTTCCGGAAGCGATGCCTCCTTTTTTTCCATTTTTTCGAGCTTCGTCCGAGCTTGGGACTATCAAGTTTTGTCCATTTGCCATCGCCTCACTTCTCTCATTCTAAAAATTATCTATATCATTGTTAGCGTCCAAGAACTATCTACCTTGAAAATACCAGTCATTGAATTTGCTTGTCTGTCTTTTTTTGAATTTTTCGTATGTTGTGGTGGTAGTTTGGGCCCACGCTTCTCTAGCCGCCTCTCTCTGTTTATCAAGTCTAGCTCTTCTTTTCTCATTACTTCTCTTTAGAGCTTCGTCGTGTATTTTTTTCCCTTTGTTAAAGTTATCGAAATTTTTTTGAGCTCTTTTTTTGGCTGCTCCCGTTGCGTTATCACGTTCTGCCTTTAATTTTTTGTACATCTTTAGGCGATAAGAACTTGGTCCGTTTTTCTTGGATTCTTCTATAGCCTTCGCCCACTGACTTGCACTTTTTACTCCTCCACCGATACTAGCGCCTCTGCCTCCCATGACTACGTTCCTTTCTCTTTCATTCTTTTTGTTGTTTCGTTATCGAAATAAAAAACTTCTATGTCTCTATAATCGTACTCAACTTCGCCGCCATAAACAATCAACTGTTTTGGCGATAACTCGTCGATCATCTTATCCATACCAGAGCGCCATACAGCCATCTGTTCAGAAGATTTTTTAACCCCGATCGTTGATACTGCGAGAGTTGCATTTCGTGGTAAACCATCAAAGCAAAATACAAAACTCTCATGACGTGACCAAGATACAGTCGGAATAACTGTACAACCATAGTTTTGCATCATCTGTCCAATTAATCGAGACCTGTACACATTCCAAATCTGCATAGCTATCGGCATGTCTTGGTAAAGACTAAAATCCGGCGTTAAGACACAATCGAATTCAGTAAGTTTTTCGATATAAAATTCTGGCCTCTGCCAAATCCTTTCGAATTGATAGTCATCTAGAAAAAAGTGTATCCCAGCAGAATAATCAGGCTTGTTAAGGATATAGTTAAAACCTTGTAATTTACTCGGCACATAGGTAACCGGCTCAAGTGATGGAATGTTATATTTACCGTCGACACGAGTTGCGTCATAATCACGCAAATTATATTGGTTGACAGTGGTTTCTCTATGTGATTCACTGTAATGTTCTTTGTCAATTATCCCATCCTTACGTAACTCATTTATTGGGAGTTCGTCTTCCGAAGCTAATTCAAAACCCGATAAATCAAAACCAAAATCTGACATGTCAATTGTTTCAAAGCCCTCAAGTTCTAAGGCAAGCGCGGCTTTGTCCCAACTTGAATACTCGGCTACACGATTATCAGCCAGTCTATACGCTCGAACCTGTTCATCCGTCAGGTTGTCAGCATAAGCAATAGGTATTGTGCTTAATCCAATTGAAAGCGCGGCTTTGAGCCTTGTATGTCCTGTTATTATCACATTGTTTTCATCGACTAAGATAGGTTGTTGAAAACCAAACTCTTTTATTGAAGTTGCTACTTTTTTAACAGCTTCCCCATCGTTATTTCTGGCATTATTATAATAAGGGAAGATATTGTTGATTGGCACATACTCAATTTTTAGCAATCTTATCACCTCCAACCAAAAATTAAAAAGCCACACTTAGTTGTGTGACTAATGCATATTAGGTCTTGGTCCGATATGCGATTGACCAGACCTCCGAGCCAAGGACCTCTCAAGGGTTACTTGCTCTTGACACGGGAACAGCAGGAATCGAACCTGCGACAAAACTGCCTTCGGAACCTAGGACTTTCAACCGAGCAGAGGAGTCCACCTTGTATTCCCAAAAGGAGAGTATGGGATTTGAACCCACGGACCGCACGTAGGCGGCCACCCGTCTAGCAAACGGGCGCATTCGACCAACTCTGCCAACTCTCCATGTCAGGGAAGGCTTACTGCCTTACCCTTATTTCTTGATACTACCATTCTAGCAGAATAAAACTGCCATGCACTGACAATTACTGCCAAAAACTGCCATTTACTGCCAAACTTGCTCCAATTCTTTCTTGGCAATCCTTAGCAATCTGTAATATGTCCTGTCACTAATTCTCATTTCGTCCATCACATCATACATAGACATCTTGTCAATGTAAACCAGGCTTAGAATTGTTTTGCTGGTGTCATCATTTAAATTGTCTATTATATTTTGTAGTTCACGTTGTTTCTTAATAGCTTCAGCGGTTTTCTTTTCTATGTCATCAGCGGTTGCCATCAATTCAACATAGACATCATCCTGCTTCTTTTTCGCTCCGCCCGAAACTTTATCCGCTGTCCACTTTGGACTAGATAGTAAAGAGGATTCGATTTTTTCACGACGTCTAATCAAGCTAGCGATGTACAAATCTAAATTTCTCAAATCCTTTAATATAGCCTTAGCCTTGTTCACTCTCTGTCTCCTTTGTGGTATAATGTATGTGAGTTATTTACCACAGCCAGGGCAGAGAGTGCCTTGGCTTTTTTGTTACTCTTGATTCGTAATCACATCCCCTTGTGTGATAACTTCAACCCAGCCATGCTCCAAACGAGCCTCAGCTTCTTTCATTCGAATCAAATTATCCGAAATAGAGTTATTCAATTCAGCATTGGCTTTTGCTTGACCTTGAGCCTTGATAACCTCGGCATCCGCATCAGCTTGAGCTTGGATTTTTTTAGTTTCAGCTTCTATTTTAACTTTCTCTTGATCCTGCTTAGCTGAATCTACTTGTTTCTGCTTAACAGATTCATCCTTGATGGCTTTTTCGATTTCATCGCCTGCATCTTGGTCAGTGATAGTAAATGATACAAATTCCAAGTTGTCAGCTGCGAACCGCTCTTTTAGTTTCTGGTCAATCTTGCCATAAACTTCTGTACGCTTAGAGCCTAGTACTTCGTAAATATCATACTCACCTGTCACTGATTCAATGGCCCGTTGCACAGCTGGAGCGACAACGCTATTACTCACATTTTCTAGGTCTGTGTAGTTAGTAAACACAGTCATAGCTTCTGCTTTGTTGACCTTGTATTTAACGTCAATATTAGTATTCAACCACTGACCATCCTTCGTCTGTGTCGTGATAGCTTCCATGGTCTTGGTCTGAACTGATGTCGGTAACTTATACACCTTATCAGCAAATGGAACTTTCAGATGGTAGCCCGTCTGTAAAGTCTTTTCTTGTACTCCGTTGAATGCCGACACCTTCACACCTACGGTATTTGCTGGAATTTTGACAACTGCGGTCAATCTAAAAAATACTGCAAAAATAATAAGCCCAATAATTGTAGCGCCTGCTGCTACCTGACGTTTTGTTACTTGAAATTCATTTTCATACATTGTTTTATTCCTCCAATTTTGTAATACTTCTTTTTTTATTTTCGGCAGAATGACCAACCGACCTGCGACAGTCGGTGAGCCTTAGATTAGGTTAACTCCTCCAACGCTACCCACCGAAATTGTGGGTATTTTTCGGCTTCTTCTTGGGTGCATTTCCAAGCCGCTTTTACCACTTCCTCTAAAATGTCCGTTTCATTGACAGTAAATTTAATTTTGCCATCTTCCTCTACGTCCATTATGTAATTATAGTCAAAATACATCAGCTCTGGCACATCGACCAGTAGCACGCCTAGTTTTTCAGTCATAAAGTCCCCCACTTCCGAAATCAAATACTTCTGTTTCTTTGCCATTGGGTAAAATAACAATTCTACCCTTGCCTAACGTTCCGAATAAGCCGTAGGCTGCCCAGTTGCATCCAGTTTTTGAATTATATCTGCCAATACAATTAAATGCTGCTTCATCTGGACTATCGGCATACTCTTTAAATTCACTAACTTTGTTTTCTCTGCCACATTTCGGGCATTTGAAAATATGTTTTTCTACATTTTCGCCAAAAAGCTTTACGCCTTCAGCTTTCCATTCTGCAAGTGTTTGTCTAATCATTCCTATCCTCCCTAAAATCTGGATGCTCTGTCAATTCAGGATTTTCGAAAACATTTCCGACTCTCTCGTAAACATTGCTGATGTAATAACAAACAGGCTCGAACATGCCATGGTGTAACCTTACTGGTAAAAGTTCGCCAGAGTGCATTCTAACCACATCCCCCTCAAAAATCTCCTTGCCGTTCTTATCAAACAGCCCTGTGAATTGCATGAGGATTGCTTCACTAAATGGAATGTATCTTCGGATTACTTTTGAGTAGAAAGGATACACTCTTTCCTCTGTATACACAATTGCTTGAACCTCGCTCATAGCCTTTTTGACGGTATCCCAAACCCTAAACTTCGGCACCACAACCTTCTGCGGTTCGTGGATTTGGTCAATCGTGTTCACAACAACTTCAAGTGGTACATAATCGACCTGTACATTTTCTACTATAATTTCGCCTGCTTTAAATATTACCCTCCCTCTGTTAGCTATTTTTATTTTTGATTGTTCGATAATCTCAATCGCTTCCTGCTTATTCATTGTTTCCATCCTTTCAAATAATCAGGGATTGGGTCACCAACTTTGATAGCCTCATACTGTTCTTTTGTGACTAAGAACTTACCATAGGCATGAGCCGTGACCGTGTAGCGTCCCTCTATGATTTCCTTGTCTGTAATTTGCCCCACCATCACACCGCCTGCATTATCTACCTGGTAAACAATCACTGGTTGTTGTTCATTTTTAGCGGCTTGATACCCTGCTTGGTAAATCATGCAGATAAATCCTAGAGTAGCAAGTAACACTATAATCATACTTGCTGTGAATTTTACCGTTTCTTTCACTCAACTTCCTCCATCCTAACGCTATACAACCGCTGACCTCGATACCTAGCTTCCAGTCCTGCTTTACATTTCAAAGCATCAGCTTCATTTTCGAAGTAATGCGTTTCATCAACTAACATGTGATCAAATAATACTGTTACTGTCCAAGTCATGTACCACTTCCTCCTTCACTACGTATCCTAGTAATAGAGCTGCATTTAGCAGGTTTTGATTATTTGTCAATTCCTGTATTTCTGGATCAAGAATCGACTTCCTTATAATTTCAACAAACTCAGCTTGTTTTCTAGTTAGTTCAACCATTATTTTTCTCCAAACTTTCAATCAGCCAGTCAAGATTTTGACGGGCCTTCTTCAAGTCTTCCACTCCATTCTTACCATGCCAACGTAACATGTACTTGATGGCATTCCCCCAGTAGAAACCTTCTTCATACTCAGGGCTTGCTGCAAAATTTTTGATGACATCAACAGCTTCAAGTCCGAACCGTCCTTGATAATGTGACGGCTTTTTGACTGGATCAGTTGTCATTTTTTTAAGAACAGAGTGAATATCTTTTGAATTGATATAAAAATCATTTTCAGATGTGATAACTTTTACATCTAAAATTTCATCTGAATCATCAACCTCAGTAATTTCTGCTTTAACTAAAACAATATCACCAACAGAGTATTTTTTTGTTGCCATTTTTACCTCCAAAAAATGAAATGCAACCGTGCAACCGATAAAATCTGAAAAAAAGAAAAAAATTTTCAAAATCCCTATTTTATAGGCTTTTTTCTTTATTTATATATATTTTTTTATTTTTTTATAATATATCGGTTGATAGGTTGCATTATATATAAATAATAAGTATAAACTCAATAATACCAAGGGTTTAAGGGTGCAACCGAAGTCTAAATTTATCGGTTGCACTTCGGTTGAATGCAACCGAACTTTTTAATAATGTCAACCGATGTCAACCGATAAAAAGTCCAATGCAACCGAACTATTTTTCGGTTATTCGCTTAAATCCTTTAGTATTTTTTCCGCCAATTCTATATTGACCTTTCTCCCAATCAGGATGATTATCCATGACCATGTTAATCTTCGTTGATAACTTCCTGTCATTCGAATTTCGCATAAAAAGGTTATACATCATTTCCCTTGTTGATACTTTCGACAATCTACTTTCGCCAGGTTCAAACTCAGGACTATTATCAAAATAACGCATTGTGTACTGATGTTGTTTCTGGATAGGCCATTTTTCCCAATTACTAGGAACCGGCATGTCCAGATATTCCAATACCTGCAATTCAACTTCATCACGATACATGAATGTTTCACGGTAGATATTCAATTCATTTTCCGTTTCCTCATCAAACATCAAATCAACACCAGCTTTGAAAACCGTCACAGCTTCACCCCAAATCTGTTCAATCGTTTGAGGTTCAATCGTCATTGGATGTTTCCGTTGTTTAGCAGCATCAGCAAGCACTGGAAGGAAACGACGCTCACCGGTCTTATCCTTGAGATATTCCTTCTGGTTGGTTGTTCGTGCCAAAATGAAGTTCTTTGCAAATTCCTCTGTCTTGCTCATATAAGGCTTCCGATAGCGTAGGCTAGTCTTTGAGATGAAAGCCTTGGTTTCCGCAAAGCTCATCCGATTACTTGCCACCATTTCATCATCATTGACAATGAGTGATTTCAACATGATGTCATAATTGTCCTTATTGGCAAAGTCTGTCACAGCATCCGTGTACCATGGACCACCCAATTTTTGAAGTAGGGACGTCTTACCGACACCTTGGCCACCGACCAGATCCAAAACATAGTCAAATTTCACATAAGGATCATAGACCTTGGCAACCGCTCCAACCAACCACATCTGAGCTATTTTTGAAATCAACGGGTTGTCATCGGCACCAAGATAGACTTGGAGCATGCGAGCAATCCGCTTCTTACCGTCCCAATTTGATGCAGCTTTTTCCATATAATCCAAGACTGGATTGTAGGACCTCTCAGACATGAAAGTTTCGAAACCAGCTTTGAATGCCTTATCTGAGTAAACAATGCCCAAGACATTTTCAAAGTAAACCGTCACAACGCTGTTGAAGTTTGCTGGAAGTTCACCCTGCTTGAAAGTTGTCCGTCCAATCTTCACATCTTGTGTGAACTCATATTCCTGTGAAAAGTCATTCCGTCTAAGAAATTGCCCAAGCTGGTCATCTGCCTTGAAAGACAAGAGCACATTGACCGGACTAGATGACTTGATAGCACCGTTGCCTGTTAGAATAAATTTCGGATTACTATCAATACTTACTACATCACCAATAGTGCTCACCTCCTATCTTTCTTGATCATACTTTCAACTGTTCTTGTTACTTCTCTATCTGATAAAGGACTGACGCTGTTTGTGTTTGCTATCCTAGCCAACTGCAAGACAATATCATCATCAACTGCTCGAAAGAGCAAGCCACCCACAAAGCTAGCCAACTTGTCATTTCGTCCACCCTCATCACCAAAGCCTATAGCAATGGTCTCAAAGAGGTCTGTTGTCTGAGTTCGGTCCCTGGTATGTGACCGCCTAGCCAAATCTCTCAAGCCATCTTTACCATCATACTTGTAACCATGGGTGTCACCATATTGCTTCTTGATTGCCTGGATCAGTTCCTTGGAAGGGGTAACCATTGTACCGCCTTCCTTGGACTTGTCCAAATCCCATTCATACTGCCCTTTTTCTGTTGCAGATGGTGCAACCAAGACATAATTGTTCTCATGGGCCTTGATGTCAACTCCAGGCAAGAAACCAATCATCTGTGAGATAGGGCAATCATCACGCTTAAAGTAGAAAAGATGCTTACCACCACTCGCCGTTTTGGCTTGCAACGTTGGTTCAATCAACCCTAGATGTTTCCACTTCTTCAATGACTCAAATCCGTTGGACTTGCCGTGCTTGTCAATATCAATCACAAAGAAGTTCGTAGTACGAAAAGCAATGTTGGCATTTGGATAGCCGTCCCAAAATGTTTCAATTTCTTCAGCCGTCATCGCTGGCTTATCCGCAAATTCGATAAGAGGTCTTTTTTTATGCGGATGAATCGGTATGACTGCAAAACCAAGCTTTTGATACTGTAAAGCATATTCTTTCATTGACGGCATCATGAATTCTCCTCTCTCGAAATATAAACAAGTTCCTGGGCCATATAATCCGACCAATATTCAGAATCAGTCATTTTCAAGTGTATTAACATAATTTGGTAAGCTTCCTCAAATGTACTAAATGGACCTAATTCCCCATCAGTTTCATCAATGACCCAGAACTTGCTAGTTTTTAGAAAGGGAGGTCATCATCATCAATTTCTAATGGCTCACTTGTTTTTGCCCCTGGATAGACTTCTAAGTCATAATTGTAGCCAATGGTTTTGTCACGTTTGGTGTATTCGCCGATAACTAAGATAAACTTAGTCCCAACTGCTTTACGTTTCAGAGCCTCTTCCATGGTCTTGTTGTCATCAAGATCTGAACCAACCATTTTGTCATCAGCCAATTCCAAAGCCTTGTGGAAGAATTTTACAGTGGTTTCAACCATGCTTGTCAGGTCCATTGTCTTACCATTCTTGACCCATTCAGTCAAAGTACCCATACCGACATACTGTGTCCGACCATTGAATGGACTTTTTGGATCACGAACTTCAAAAGCATAGTTGATAGATTCCCAGCCACTATCAGCAACACGAGCTTCAACTCCTGACAATACCACTGGATATTCACCACCCGGCAAATGCTGGTTGCTGTTGTTGACCTTGTCTTCTCGTGGGTTGTATCCGTTCGCTTTCAACTGTTTTGCAATATCTAATAGACTCATGTATGTTCTCCTTTATTCTTAAAAAATATCTTCTTCAGCAGCTACTTCCTGTTTTTTCTCTGCTGGTTTAGTTTTGGTTGGTTTGCTAGTCATTACGACAGCACCATCAATAGTTTGCAAAATCTTCAAAATTGCCTTGTCGTCAATCTGATCAGATTTGTAAGTTTTCCGTTTTCGGACAACTTCCCGATTATAGTTGTTGCCAAGTTTTTCAGTCCGAATCATCAAGTCCGAGTTACCATTGATGAGATTGACATATTTTTCACGCAGACTTGGTAAAGTTTTGACTGCTTTGCCGTCGTCATTGTATTCCGTGATTTCACGGCTGATATAAATGACATTCATTGGCAATGCTTTTAGGTCAATAACCAATTCAGTCAAGGCTTGGTTGAAATAGTCATAACCTTTACCATAGCCAATTTCCGATAGGGATTTGACCTCAAATTGCCCGCATACTGCAATCTTGATCATGTCAATCACATCATCAATCACATCAACGACTACTGTTTCGTAGGTGTGCTTCTGGGTTTGCAAAGCTAATAAGATTTCACTCAGCTGCTCAATCACTGACTTGGTAATGTGTCCAGACTGGTCTTTCTCGTTGACCAACTGGATAGCTGGCACACTATTGGCACTTGCGTTTCCGTCCGTATTCAAAATAATTGGATTTGGAAATTCATTGGCCAAGTAAGATTTGCCACTCATAGTCGCACCATAGAAGAAGAAATTCCGTGGTGTGTCCACAGGAACCTGTGGTTTGTTTGCTGGTAGTTTAAACATCTACTCCTCCTTATAATAAAATTCAATCACATTCACATCATGCTGCTGACGACTTCCTGTTATCCGCCAGAGCAATTGACGGTAGTCATCATACTCACCAGAAGACTCATCCACTGGATCTAGCACGACAATTGTTTGGTATTTGTGTTGCAGACCGTCCACACCGACACCCAGTACTTGACTAGTAGCAACTACAATCTGCTTATCAAGTCCCTCTTTGACATCCCCTGTCCAAATACCAAGGTCAGGGTGCCGCTCATGAATGACATTGACAATCTGCTTTGACTTGCTGACAATTAGCATGTCATGCGGTGCCCTCTCTATCAAACCATCTAGCTTGAGCATGAGCGGTGTGTCTGCATTGACTGGTTTTAGCTTTGGAAAATCAACAGCTACACCCATTTGATTCAGATACTGTTCAAAGGTCTTACGACCAAATGACTGCTTGGCCATTGCCGTGTTGCCTTTGACTGTGACCAGGTTTAGCCGTCTAAACTCTGCTAACAAGTCAGGGTTGCCACTCGCAACGGTTACTGGATAAAACTTGGTTTCAAAGCCGTTGTTTTCTGTAGCGTTTTCAATTTCTTCAATCTCTTCCCAACGGAAAAAGTTTGGTAAGTTATTGACATAGGTATCATAGTCTAAAAAGTCCTGCCATTTTTCTTTTGAATAAGCATACGCATCATAGACCATTTTTCCGTGGACCTTCTGCCAATCAAATTTGTTGTTCGGTTTAGCCTGGCCAAAGATGACTCGTTCGAGCGGATAGAAATTCAGTCCTCTCTTTCTGACTGGAGTTGCGGAAAGCCCAATTGTATAAGACCGCTTGATTTTGGCATAGGCAGTGACATTCTTGTCCGATGACATATTCTGCCATTCGTCAATGATCAGAACGTCACAATGCAGCTTCCCTTTTTTGACCAGGTCCTGCAACTTCCTATCTGTGATAACCTTGAAAGCCATCGCCCTATCATAACCACCGCGAGAGATTGTTTCCATCCAGCCATCCAAGATAGACAAGCGGTTATTGACAATGACAACAGTCTTTGCTTGTTTGTGTTTGCAAATTTCAAGGGCACAGATCGTTTTTCCACGACCTCCCAACGCTTCTAAGAATATTCCATTGGTGACCCAGTCACTTCTCTTGACAGCTTCAGCCTGCCATTTTCTTAGCGTGATCCCTATGCTCGCTCACCACCTTCCCAATATCCTTAACAACTTCTTCAATATCATTGCGCATAGCCCAGAACAGACCCAGCCTTGCAGCTGCTCTGATGTCCTGGTGGTGTGACTTCTTGAACTTCCAAAGGTTAAGCACTTTCAACAAATCATCCGGAATGTCCGACTTGTATCCTGCATTCCGTTGAAGAACGGCATCAGGATAGCAAAGCTGGATATAGGCAATGGTTTCAAGAACTGAATTATCTTTGGACTTGTCATTGTCTCTAGCTTCAAACTGTTCAATGACAACTGTGTCAATTTCTAGGTTATTCCCAACTTCATGAAACCAATCAGCAAAACCTTTCATCCCGTAGGACACCACCCAACTCTCAACCAGTTTGGCATTGTCAAGTAGGACTACTCCTGTTGTTGAAGTATTGATTTTGTTACTACTTGGATCAATCGCTAGTATTCTCATTTTGTTTGACCTCTAGGTAGTCTCTCAACAACTCCCCAAACCCAGCTAATTGTTCATCTTTTACGTCATAATCATTTATTTTGTGATCAAGTTCAATGCATTTTAAGGCTTCCTTAAAGCTAATCCCGAACAAGTCAGTTAATTCATTAGCCATTAAAACAATCCTATACCCTGGTGTTGACAATTGTTCAAATCTTGGTTTTTGTTCAAATAATGTTCCCATCATCTAATCCTCAAACTTCTACTTTCTTGCAACACTGCACCCTTGACCTTCTTACCAGCTTTCAGCAACTCTTTGATAGCTGTCTTGTCTGGTTTCAATGTTTGAATAAAATATTTCTTAGGCAGCAGATCTTCATCTACAACCACAGATGGTTGATTGTTGGCCAAGCTCACGGTAAATAGCAAAGTCTTAACTTTTTCATGCCCAGTGATTTCAAATGCACCTTGCAACCCTGTTTTAAGTCGTGTGATGTCATTTTCAATAGATTTTTTTCGTTTGGTTAAGCGGTCAATTTCTTCTTTGAGTTGATCCACATCAGCTTCTTTGTTCTTTATGACCTTGACGGTGTTTTCAACCTTTTCTTCAAATTGTTCCGTCCAGTCAAGAGATTCAAGCGTATCCAGCTTGGTTTCTTCATCAATACCTTCCATTTCTGCAATCTGCTTAAAGATTCCAGTTAGTTCATAAATACTAGCCATTTCTTTTTACCTCAATAATTTTATTTTTTAGCTTCGTATAACCAATACCAACTTTTGTTAAGTCTGCATCGGATGCGAATAAGCCATCTTGGTTCATCCTAACTATTTCATTCTTAGATAAACAAGCAAGATTTGAGATGTCCCAATTGGTTTTATCCCCATCCAGAAACACCACTGAATGCCCATCAGGAACAAGGCCATGATGTTTCTCCCAAGTCTGGCGGTGCAGGTACTCCCATTTGTCGGGATCAGCAACCTTGATTTTGGGGTATCCGTCGGTCGTGTAGTTGACAGTACCGACAGGTAGATAGCTTGCAGGCCTATTACCTTTCTTAAACTGCCCACTATTGCGCATTCCAGGATACTTCTTCCCCTTGTTATGTGGAAGCCGTCCTTTTTTCAAAATGACCTGTCAACCCACTCTTCAGTCCATGATTTCTTCTGTAGTTTTTGATTTGATTGGCATTTAAACAGACTCCGAACTGATCATTCATTGCCTTAGCAACTTCCTTTGCACTTCTTCCTTTCTGAATTTTTACAAAGTAATCATGTTGTTCATCAGTTAACAATCTAGCCATTCAGCAACTCCAAATTCACATTTCGGCGACCGTTGTATTCAGCAGCTGTTTTTTGAGCATCCAGGATCAGACGGCCGTTATCAATAATCTTTCCAGCAACCGTGGTCAATGCTTTTGAACGTTCAATCTCTTGGTCCAAATTCTCACCTTTTAAATCTTCATCTCCCAAACGCTCCAATGCCATGAAAAGATGATCATTCAAATCTGACAACTTATTTCTAGTCATTATTCCGTTACCTCTTTCATTAGTTTATTAGCTTCCTTGATAAGCAATCGCATGGTATTGTTATCAGTTTCTTTTTCTGCTGCTCTTGTCAGCATATCGACCCACTCCCGTCTATTATCATTCTTCCAGTTGATTAGGTCTGCTAATGCTTCATTCTTGATGTAGTGCATCGAGTAGTCCAATGACTTATCCTCCAAGCGGACACATCGCCCAGCTTTGATGTCTTTGGACACGTTCGCCCGTACATTACTATTTGATGTTTTGAGTGCTTCAGCCACTTCATCATAGCTAGCAGCTGGATGTTGTTTATAATATTCCCTAATACGTTCCGCTTGTGTCATCTTTCTACCTCCTACACCCAAATTGGACGAGCCAATGGGTCAGATGGTCCGTTGTCATGGCATGGAACCATCTTTGAACTGCCATCTTTGTACTCAATTTCAAGATAAGGAGTCCCCCAAGAGCTACCCGAAATGCCGGTAATCTTCTCAACAGTATCAAGGTCGATTTTGAAACTTCCATCTTCGTACACTGTATCAGCCGTCCAATACCAGTCCTCACGTATACCAAGGGAAACCCTCTCTATATTTTCGCGCTCTGCTTCTATTAAGGTTTTTGCTTTTTTAAAATCATATTTCATCTGCCTACCTCACATTCCAACTTGTAACTTAGCGATTTTTAAATCCAGAGCCAGTTCATACATCGATTTCTCTTGATACATTTCAAAAGGGTTCCCAGTCAATGCAACAAGATTTTCAATCAAGTTGATACGTCCAATCCCATTACTAATTTGCATGTCTGCCCCACTTTCTAGCCGTGCGGGCTGGTGCATCATCTGTGTATTTGATTGGTTCCCAGTTAGCAAGCGACTGTTTAATTTGATTCTTCCAGGCTTGTCTATCTGCTTCAACTGCACGTTCACAAGCCAGGGCTGTTAGTTGTTCTCTAATCAATTTAGCTTCCCGTTCCTTACGTTGCTTTTCCAGTTTCCTCTGTTCTGCAACTGCTACCACTAGCATCGGCAGAGCAAATACTGATACACTTGCAATAGCGTCAAAAATTGTTTCTGTCATTCTAAACTCCTAGTTGTTTTTTTATTTAAGCACTCCCCAGCGCCTTATTTCTTCATCAAGTGTTTTACTTCGTTAACATCTGCAAGACAGTACTTCTTGTACTTCCCTTGCTTGATGGACTGCAAGCCGAAGCGTTCCATTTTTTTCACTTCCTGCCACGAAATACCTTCTCGGTCCATCAATTCCTGTTGGGTAAGCCACACATCCTTGTTATGCATCTCTATCAGTTCTGAGACTTTATCAAACAAGTCATTTGCTATGACTTCAATCATCGATTTATGATATTCTGCTATATCCATAGCTAATTTTTCCTTTCTGTGTTATAATTTAAGTGTAATTTTTGGTAAGCTCCTGACTTTGTCAAGGGGCTTTTTTGTTATAATCGACTTATCAACTAAGAAAGGAGATAAGTCATGACTTTTAAAGAGTATTTACTCGATGCAAGCAAGCGTGACATTTACGACGATGGCAAAGATTTTGATTACGAGACTATCTTTGCAAGAGAGGTATTACGCTACGCTCATGATATAGAATTGGAAACTAAAGACGGTTTCTTTAAACACCTCGAAATCATGAATGCTGAGCCTTGGTTCATCGAACTTGCTCGCTCAATCTATCAAGATTATGAGAAATCATCTTCAAGTTTTCGCTAATCGAAATAGACTTCTTTTGATATGGAGGTCTAAGAAACTTTCCTCCGTTTTTGACTACCTTAATGATCTTTTCAAGGTGGTCTTTTTCTTTTTCAATAACTTCAGCAACTTCTTCCATCCCCTTCTCCTTTCTAACTCCCCACAAACAATTCCCACGGCTCGCGAATACCAAGCTTGTCGGAAATATGTTTTTTCAAATCGTCACTTCCATGACCTTCATTAAGTAGTCGGGTAATCATAGCTGATGATACACCTGCCACTTGAGCCAAGTCCGAACGATTCCAACCTTTTTGCTGCATTCGCTCCTTGACCAAATCCAGCCATTTTTGATGTTGTTGACTCATGTTTTCTCCTTTCCTTTCCACGAAATAAAAAACGCTCCTATCCAACTGATAGAAACGTGGTATAATATTTAATGGCACTTACGATACCGCCTCGAAGGGAGGTGAGAAGTCCAATGGTAGAAACACTTATTTCATCTATCATCGGCCCGTTAGTGGTCGGTATCCTTCTACTTGTCATTGAAAAATGGCTAGACGAAGATTGATAGTGTCAAAAAGCCCCCTGCTTATGTGGAAGTTAGCAGGGGGCTTTCTTTGTCCGATGGTTTATCGAAACACTTATTTTCCCTTATATCTTACCACGTTTCTATTCACTTGTCAAAGGACAATGTTCTTGAAACAACTGAATAGAAACATGGTATAATATAGAGTGGCGTTAGTCACAAATCTCCGCTCTTAGCCATAGAGTGAAGGGAGGTGATAACATGAACGTCATCAATACAATCTTAACTCATCCACTTGTATTAGTTGCTGTGCCAGTTCTGCTGACATGGTTGCTTGATAAGTTCGATGACAAGGATTAACGCCATGCCTCTCATTGCTGACGACAGTGAGAGGCTTTTGAGTAAATAAAAACCCCCAGAGCTGACGACTTGGAGGTTTTAACATGAACGCCCTGCCCTTAGGCAGAACACAATCTTAACTTCCCCTATATCTTACCACGTTTCTATTCACTTGTCAAAGAACTTAGTTAAAAAGTTAGTAAAATGATTGACAAAAAATAATCTATAGATTAAAATAAAACCATAAAGAAAACACTTGATAAAACACCGTTCAATCAATACATTCTGCTCGCCAAAGCTATTATTTTTTGAATTAGTTTTAACTTGTGTACTTACTAACTCTTTAACTTTACAAAAACTATTGTAATCTATTGATTAACTTATGTCAAGAGTTTTAATCAATTTATTTCAATATTTTTTGTCAATCTCTTAGAAAGGTTGATAAATCAATGTTTCCAACGTTTGAAAAAATAAAGGAACTAGCTGACAGTCATGGAATTTCAATCAATAAATTAGAAGAACGACTAGGATATAGCCGGAATACAATATATAATTTAAAGACGAAAAAACCAAACGCTGAGCGTATTGCAGAAATCGCCGACTACTTCAACGTATCGACAGACTACCTGCTCGGACGGACGGACAACCCACGGATTGCCAGTGATGAGCCTGAAAAGTTTTACTTTGAAGGTAAAGAAGTGGATGTTGAGCGATTGGCTGGAACAGCCATGCGATTCAACGGTAAGCCTCTATCTGATGAAGATAAGAAAGCAATTCAGAACATCATCGAAATTTATTTAAGAAAGTGAGGAAAAGTGATGACAACTTTAACACTAAATACAACGCCACATCAAGATAACTTGATTGCGGAGTACCTCAAAGAACATAACACCAAACTAGATGACTTAGTGACAGAAATACTCCTGGAAAAACTAGAAGACGAAGCCGACCTCAAAGCCTTACGAAAGGCACAATCAGAAGACGATGGCACACGCTACACCCTATCAGAAGTCGCAAAGGAGTTAGGCTTTGCAATATAAGGTAAACCTGACCAAAAAAGCTGTCAAACAGCTCAAAAAACTAGATAAGCATACCGCAAGAGAAATCTATAATTGGATTGTAGATAACCTAGACGGCTGCACTAACCCACGACAACACGGAAAAGGTTTAGTTGGCGACCGCTCAGGAGAATGGCGTTACCGTGTCGGAAACTACCGTATTATCGCAACTATCCACGATGATATTGTCACCATCGAAGTTTTTCAAATCGAACACCGTAGCACCGTTTATAAACTAAAACGATAAAGGAATTGATTACCCGTGACAGAGAAAGAACTTTTTGAAGAGTTTGGGGTAAAAATTGAAATCTATGAAAATCAGTTATTTGAGGATGAAGCTTTCTATATCCCCGAATTACTGACTATGTTCTTAAGTGATGCAATCCCTGAAACAAAGAGAGTGCAAGTCGCTCTACACGAACTTGTCCACAAAGGACATATGCCACACATTTATCAGATGTTCCGTGAAAAATGTGAACTAGAAGCCAACAGAAACATGATCCATCACCTTTTGAAAGAAGAATTAGAAATTGCTGAGGACCACACTCAATTCAATTACCTGGTCTTTATGGAAAAGTACAAATTAAAGACCATAGCTGATGAGACTATGGTCAAGGAAGAGTATTTAAATTTAGTTGGATAATTATTAACAAATATCAAAGGAGTCAAAGATGACAAAAAACCGTTCGATGCCTTGCAAGCGCGAACGGTTCAGAGCTAACGATTGACGAGCAGTCATCGTATGGATTAGCTACACCAATTATATAATACTTTTATTAAATTTGTCAACAAAAAAACTCCCCACACTCTCCGAACCATCGGCGAGGTCGTGGAGGTGTATAAGGGATAGGAGAGATAAAAACCACAGTCAATGAGGCTATGGTTAAGGAAGAATATTTTAATTTAGTTGGATGAAAGGAAAAAAGAATATGGTTGGTATCCCGATGAAATCAAATCTATTTAAAGAAAAAATGACCTCTCTAAAAATTGTAAATACAGGCAATGGTCAACTGTTAAGCACTATCAACAACTTTGATTTCTATCCTGGCTCTGTATCTTTAGTAGCTTTCTTAGATTTTTTTAATTTACGACCTAACACCAATTACATACTATCTGTTTCGGCACATTTCCCAGATGGTACACACTATCCAGTCCACGCCACAAGAGTAAATATTGCTAAACAAGATTTTGTATTGCTAGATGACGGATATGGAAAAGCCACAGGAAATTTTGATTTTAATTTTACAATTCAGGCCCCAAGTGACTTCTTGTTTTTATTTATATTGCTAGATGAAAATGGTAAAGAAGTTGACACAGCATATAGCTATCATCATTTTGGCTTATGGGAGATGTTATGATGGAAGCACAGGATAATTTTAAAAGTAAGCCTACAAATATTGCATACTTAAACAATGCAACTGCGAAAACAAAGCCATCTTTACCACGTTTTGATGATATAATAGAATCAAGAAAACAACAGGAGGATTCTATTATGCCACAAGAAACATACACAAAATCTGAAATTGATTTGAAGTTTGAAAAACTCAATTCAGATGTTCAACACGGGTTTGAAAAAGTCGATATGATTGTTGACAATTTGCGCCAAGAAATGCGTGACGGATTTGAAAAAGTAGACATAAAATTTGATCAGGTAAATCAAAAACTCGATTACAGTATCAATCATATTCTATCCGAAACAAGAAATCTTCTACTCGAACAACAAGTAAAAGAAAAAGCCGAAAGAGAGCAAGAGCGAAAAGCTACAAACCGATGGCTTGTAGGAATTGCTATCTCTCTAGCTGGTTTGATTATCTCAATTATTGTCAATTTCTTCCTCAAAAAATAAAAAACTCCCCACACTCTCCGCCGGCAAGCTTGAGTGTAGGGTAACCAAATAAGCAAAGACCAGCTATTCAGCAGGACCTTTTGCGTACTCTAATTATATCATATTTAAGGAGATGATGCCAATCCTTATCTCAAAAAGCACTCCCCAGCGCAAGAGAAAGGAAAACAAAATGATAAAAAAATACAAAAAGAAAAACGGCGAAACCGCCTATAAGTTTGTTGCTTACCTTGGTGTTGACCCTGTAACAGGTAAGCAAGTCCGCACAACACGACAAGGTTTTAAAACCGAACGGGAAGCAAAGCGTGCTGAAGTAACATTGATTGAGCAATACGAAAATCAAGGATCTTGGAAACGGAACAACGCTACCACTTTCCACGAAGTGGCCCAACTTTGGTTTGAACAATATGAAAATACCGTCAGAGCATCTACGTTTCTGACGACAAAAAACTGTTACTTCAAACAAATTGAACCCTTCTTGGGTCATATCAAAATCGACAAAATAACCGTCTTGATTTGTCAAAAATTGGTGAACCATCTATCTCAGTTCCGTTCCTACGGTTCATACATCAGCCTTGTTAATCGAATTTTTAAGTTTGCTGTTAACATTAGCCTCTTAGATAACAACCCAATGGACAAGACAATTCGAGCCCGTTGTAGTTACCGCCCTAAAACAGATGATTTTGAAAATTACTACGACAAAGCGGAACTTAATAAATTCCTGGATATTGTCAAGAAACATAAAAAACCAAGAGATTTGGTCATGTATCGCATTCTTGCTTATGGCGGTTTGCGAATTGGCGAACTGCTTGCTTTAGATGACAGTGATTTCGATTTCAAAAACAACACTATCCGAATTAACAAGACCATAGCACGAACCAAGGAAGGCCTGGTTGAACAGGAGCCAAAAACCAAAAAGAGCAAACGAACAATCACAATGGATGCTGAAACCATGCGTCTTGCAAAAGAATACTACAAGACATTGCCACGACCTATCAGAGGCCCATTGAAAATGTTTCCTATCCAACCAGTTTCGCTTAGAGATAGCTTGAAAAAGATCATCAAAAAATATCATCTCAAACCAATTACCCCCCACGGCTTTAGACACACACATGCCTCCTTACTGTTCGAGGCTGGAGTACCTGCAAAGATGGCCCAAGAAAGACTTGGACATGCTAAAATCTCCATCACTATGGACCTATACACCCACCTTTCCAAAACACAAAAAAACGATGTTGTCGATAAACTATCAACATACATCGCCAGTTAA